TGTTCAATATCCATCTTGTGTTCCATTAATTTTTCTTGCCATACGCGTTTGTACTCGTTAGCAACTCCTCGATAGCGTGTAGCTAAAGCTGTGCCCGAGAACATATTAATAGCAGTCTTGAAGATTTGACAGTATCCTTCATTTGTTGAGATTGCGTCTTTCCAGCCATTTGGATCTGTTGTACCTTCAGCCCATGCAGAGCCAATCACTTGACCTTTTGCATCTTCTGGGAAAGTAACCGTGCCTGCTGTCCATGTTCCAACTAATGAGATTCCAACTCCATCTGTTATTGCGATGGTTGTGATACCATCCTCGCCATCCTCGCCACCAACCGCTGGGGTAACATCAATTTTCATTCTGCGAACAGTACCAGTGCTATCTTCAATAGCAATTACCTGTCCTGGTAACAGAAATCTTGGAGCAGATAAGGCTTGGGTTTTTCCGTACTTATTGTAACCACAGTCAAGAATGATACTATTGTCCGCATCCGTAAATGCTGTACCCCCAGTGTTCACGGTTAATGTAACCTCTGTTTTGATTTCAAAATTACGTCTTTGCCATTGGTGTCTGCGTTCCATGAATTTGAATACTGGATCGTCTGTTGATTTCTTTGCTACCTTAGAAAGGTAAACGAAGAATGGTGATTGTGCTGGAGCGAGTTCTGCAACTCTTTCTCCAAAATTAAATATCCGTCTTGTATCATTGATACTTACGCCAGTAGGGGCGTTTCCTGTTGAATTTGTGTATACATCCGACATATTATGTCTCCTTAGTTTTTATTTACCCAAATGGGTTAGACCCTTTATAGTCACCTATAAGAGAGTCCATTATAATATCCTCGGCCGACCTAGCTCCCACTTGGTTCGTAGAAGCTGGCATTACACCCATAGGACTTGGAATACTCTGAGTATTCATTGTTTGTTGGAACTGTTGACTCGGTTGTGCTACTAGCTGTGTGTGTTGCCCATCATTATATAACCGCCATAAACCATCCACAGTTACTGCTTCTGGTTTGCTCATTTTAGTTATAAACGCCCGAGCCTGTTCATCGGTAGCTCCATATTTCACCTTAACCTGCTCAACCATACTATTGACACCAGCTCTCATTTGTGCTCGTTTTGCATCAGCCTCTTCAGCATTACGCCGTAACATTTCTTGATTAGCTATATAGTCTTTTTGGACAGCCATCACATAGTCCGATTTTATCGTGTTGTATTCGGTCATATCGTTACGCCATGCTTCCATGTCATTTACATACCGAGCACTTTCACTTGCGGGGTCTGAATATGCTTCTTCCCTGTTAAAGTAGCTAGGTTGGTTTGGTCTTGTTGGGGGGTCTGGAAAGACTTCAGCCTGCGGTTGCTCCACCTGTTGATTATACTGAACCTGCTCAGATTGAGCTTTCATCGCATTCAACTCATCCTGGAGAGCTTCCTTTTCATTACGTGCCTTGTCAGCTTGACTTTGCCAATACTGATACCTAACCTCATCGTTTGTGTTTGGTTCTTTCGGTTTCTCTGTGGGTTGTGGGGTTACTGGCATCACTGGTTGTGTTTCTTGTGATGTAGTCTTTCCAAAAGCCGCAGGTTCCGCAGAAAAAACGTCATTAATTACTGAGTCCTCGTATGATGCTCCAATTTGGTTTACATCCCGTGGTGTGTCATTCATTGTCCCCGTTTCTTCGTATTGATTCACTTGTTCTCCTTAGAGGTCCCTGTGCTAGGAAGTACTCTGATTTATTTTTTTTTGTTGTTCGTTGAGAGCTTGTTCCCTTGTTTCCAATCTCCTCTTTAAGGTCTCTTGCTCACCAACTTCTTTTTGCACTGCACTTGTGCTATCTGCAAGTCTTCTTTCATAGACTGCCCCAGCGGCTTTCGCCTTATTGGAGGTTGAATCTAAACCAGACTTGAATTTTTCTAACTCGGCTTTCTGCTTAGCATGATATACTTCACGCTCTCTTGTTTGCAAGTCGCCACTTAATTTTTTAATTTGCTCTTCTTGTTGCTGGACTTTTTGTTGCAGTTGTCCTATCATGTCAGTTCTCCTGAGAACACCCTCAATATCAAATATTTCAGTCTTCTTGAGGACTTCTTGCTTATCAATAATGCCATTCTTATACGCATCCATATACAACTCTAATTGTGCGTATTTGTTGGTAGGTAGAGTAGAACCAGCTACAACTATAAGGTCATAATCTCCAGCCTTAATGTTGTTCATGATTTTCAAAACCCCACTCTTGTCATCGTACAACTTTTTATTGACGACATATTCCGACATTGAATTGTTGGGTTGAAGCACCCTAAAAACCTTCTCCGAAGTGTACAATTGCTGTGCAAGCGACATCACAATCCCGCCTAGTCTACGAAGACCTGATTCAATATCTCCGAGTTTAGACCTAATCTTTCTCTGACCAAATTCATCTAAACTAATAGTAGCTTTGTATGTCTGGGGGGCAGCACCCGAATTACCCATCATCATTTCGTATAGTCCTAACTCATGATCAATATCGTTCTTGGCATCTTGCTCATTTTTATAGAGTTCATTGGGCATTGGCATGGGTTGAACGGGCATTGGTGCACCATCAGTGGGATCGTATTGGATAGCTACACCCGGTTGTGCCCATTTTTGCTCAAATTCTGCCATGTCCACAGAACCCTCTGGAACGAGTATCTTAACATTAGTACTTGTGGTTGCGTGTGCAATTATAAGAGATCTAATCTTATTGATATACTGTTGTAAGTGTTTTACTAAACGAACATCAGATACGGGGTATGGTGTTCTTGTGTGTAGGTTCATAAACAAAACTATTGGGTAATGTTCTGTAGGAAGAATGCGTTCATATAAGAGCGTGTCACCCATTATAACAACCTGTCTGACCCTCCAAACAGGAACGGAAACTACATCAATCTGATTCATTTCAATTAACTGAGCATAGTTTGTTTGTTTTATTTCAGGTTTCTGGGGTTCTTGGGGGATTTGAGGTGTTTGTCCAGCCATCATCCCTCCTGAACCTTGATACCTATCAACAACCGCTTGTGATGCTTGTGCAACCGCCGTGACCTGTTGCTTGAAAGCCATTACTTGATTTTGGTATTGCTCCATCAACTGTTGTATTTGTGCTTGTGCTCGTTGGGGGTCAACAACAACTTGCCCCTGAATTAGCCACGCTGGCTTCTTTACATACTCCCTAAACTTCGCATCGTCTAAAACCTCTTCCATCTTAGAAAACTTCTCAAATGTACGATAGCGGTGAACTATTATTTTTTGGTATCGTTCGTATCCGCGAATATACTCATCGCCATCTCCAAGTGTGATGGTTGTTTTTGTTTCGCTATCTTCTGGAAAGATAACACCGCCATCATTAAACGCACTCGTTTCAGGTCTATCCCCCACCTGATCGCCTTGAGCCGTCTTAATGGCATCTCTGTACATGGGTTCCATTTTTATCGCTTGGTTTTTAGTGAACAGGCGTGAAACCACTATATTCTCTGCATCATCACACTGTCTTTCTCGTGAATTTGGGTCGATATAGAGATCTAGTGGGTCGATATCTCTAATCTTAACCTCTCCCTTTCCTGTGTCCCCCATGGGGTCTTGGTACACGAGCATTGCCCCCATCCCAGTTACATAATAATCATCAACAACGGTTCTTAATCTTGTCTCTCCGTCTGATATCTGCCATACATATTCAAGTAACCCGTTCATTGCCTGAGCAGCTTGATTATCACTATCCTCTCTGGGGGATACGCGAAAAGATGGTCTATTTGATGTTATCAGTGCTTTCGCTGCTTCAACAGCAGGATGTATCCTGTTGACAACAATTGGAGATTGCCCTCGCGACTTTAACTTTTTCTCTTGCTCAGCACTCCATTGTTTGCCTAACTTAAACTCCCTATCCTCCTGTGCATGTTGTGCCCATGTTTCACGAGCTTGTGAGTAGGTTTTGAATATATCCTGAGTCTCTTGTACTACGTCCTTTTTGACTTCTTCCATTAATTAAAACTCCTATACCGTCATCCAATCGATGACTTTGCTCAAAATATTTGTATCATCTTTCTTGCTGGGGTTCAATTTCTCTTTTCTACAAGGTCTTGCACCATCCAACGCCATGTGCACTGCATCCATTACATCGTCATGCTTTCCTTTTGGGTATGAAAGGAACTCTTTCTG